TGCTGAAGTTGTCGGCAACGACATTCACGATGTCACGATGCCAACCGAACACCACAAGTTTCTTGTCGTTGGCTAGGAAGTCCTCTACCCACGACTTCGCTACTTTCATCTTAGCCCGTGCGGCAATTTGCTTCAAGGTGGTGATGGTGACGAGTTGCTCGGCTGCCCTAGCCCGTAGTGCTTTGCGCCTTGCTTCTTTTCGTGCTTCCTCGCTATCGGCACCGGACTCGAGGGCGATTTTCATAGCCAACTGCGATAGATACTTAATAATGTCGGCCTCGGCCTTGCGATATTCCACCATCACCTGCGGGTCGCCTTCGACGATCACGCTGCTCCAACGCTTCGGTGGTAGTTCAGTTAGAACGTCGGCCTTGCGTCGCCTGACGTAGCACAATGACCGTAGTTTGCGGTTTAAGGCCGCTAGCGACCGTGCTGAAGCCCTGCCGTATGAACTGCGGAACGACGACGCCCCACCGAACTCATCTAGGCGGTGAATGACACGGAGTTGGGTCATGATTTCCAAAGGCTGGTTCACGATAGGAGTGCCGGACAGACACGCTCGGATTCCACCATCTACTACCTTGTCCGATAGGGCAATACACGCCTTTGTTCGCCGTGCCTGACCGTTCTTGATGTAGTGGCTTTCGTCTAGGACTAGACCCTTGATGGTGGTGAAGCGCTCGACCCAATGCGTCAAAATGTCGTAGTTGATGATGTAAACGTCGGCGTCTGGCAGGTTGCCTGTCGTGCCGGTTAGAACTTTCACCACTTTGTCGGCGGGCAACCAGTTGTGGGCTTCACGCTCCCAATTCAGTTTAAGGCTGGCGGGGCAAATAATCACCGCAGGGAAGGCCTGTGCTGCTTGCAACACGGCTAAGCCTTGACATGACTTCCCAAGCCCCATCTCGTCGCCAATAAGGATTCCACCATTGCCCGTGTCGTTCGTGCGCTCCCACAGACCGTCGTTCTGGTGTTCGTATCCCATAGACCGTAGGGCATAGGCAACGCCCGCACGTTGGAAAGGGAACAGTTCGAAGCCGTTATTTCCCAGACCGGCGATGGATAGTTGGGCGTCTTTGGCGGCACTAGCGTCGATCACCTCTTGGACAACGCTGGCCTCTTCCACAAGCCGCAACGCTTCGGGGGAAGTCTGCGCCCCGTGTTGCTTCACAAATTTCAGTACCTCATCGACGGACTCAATGGGGATAAGCCACGCACGACCTTGTGGTGACCATGATGCACCGGGCATTTGACGCACGGCGGATAGAAGTTCGGCGTCGTAGGTGAACGTGACCGCAAAGTCCCGACCGTGAACCGCAACCTTCGGGCCGAGGTGAACCTCAACGTCGGGCAGCCGTTTCACGTCCTCGGTTAAGAACAGGTTGTAGTCGGTGGCGATTTTGCGAACGACCGATGCTGTTTCCCTTGGAACGACCCATACCTTTTCGTCGCCATCCCAGCGCCTGCCGGGTATGCCACGAACGGCATCTACGAGGTTCGGGTGGTAGTCAAAGCGCAGAACGATGCCACGCTTTTCCAGCAGCGCAGTCCCTAAATACTCGGGTTTGTCGGGCTTTGGTGCAGTTTCGAGTAGCGCCTTTGCACGGTCGGATACGGGTATGGTGTTTCGGGAAGCCCAATCCAATACCGAGCCATACTTCGATACCGATACCTGCCAACCCTTTTCACCACGGTTCCAAATCGCACCGAGGGCAGTCTTGGGGTATGCCGGATCACCATAAGGCAGAAAGACAAGGATTTTGCCGTTGCGAACGTCAATCGCTCGCACGCCCTTGACCTTGCGGCTCGTAGGCGGTTCGGGGATAGCGTCGTAATCTATTCCAGCACCGGCTAGTTGGCCTCGGTATTTGGCTAGCATTTCCCAAGCGGTTCGCTGAACCTCGGGACTCCACGCCTCGGGTGCAACGGTCGCTAGTTGTTTGCCAAAGGTGCTGTCCGGCCCGTTGAAACCTATGCCGTCTTGCTCAACGGCTCCGTCACAGTTTCCCGCAAGGGTCTGAATAGCCTTGGCTAATGTCGGGTCAGTTGGCACTACCCTAGTTTAGCACAGTTTGGAACTACTTGCTATCCCGATTGTGGTGTTTGTAGAGGGCTTGGTCGGTCGTGCCTGCCCATTCGGCAATCTTGCGCCAAGTAACGCCGTGGTCACGGAGTCTGGTGACGGTCTGGCGACGCTCTTGGCCTAACGAAATGACCCTGCGTTCGTGATCCCGCATTTGGATACAAATGTCTTTGATGTGGGTTAGAAGCGAAGCGACCTCTGGTGAAAACTCGGAGTCCATCGGCTCACGCTTTGGAAGTGGGGTCACTGGATCGGTCATTTGTATCTCCTCGGTATGAAGGGTGTCGCTTCTTTGCTGCTTCGATATGTTGCTGGTGAAACCACGGGCCGGACAGAAAGAAATGCCTCGGGCCGCAGACAGGACAATAGCCATTTTCGTCGGTGGGGTCGCCTGTATCGGATTTCACTAACTGTCCCCTTTCGACTTTTGGAACCCTACTACACGGAACGGGGGTTAGTCACTACGGGTTATGCAACGTTGAAGTAGGGAAGGGAGGCCGAAGCCGTTGATCCGACAGCAAAGGTCTTGGGGAACGAAAAAGTTGTTCCCACAACAGACGAATCCCAAAAAACCACTTCAGGTGCAACCGTCTTGAAAGAACTTAAACCAGACAATGTTTGAGCAATGGTGACTGTGTTGGCGGAAGCAAACGTGAAATACCCACCAACAAAGTGAATACCGGAATACGTCGTGGTGAAAGATGAAGTCGATCCCGAAGCGACATTGGTGATTGCGTGCGAGCGCTCGCCCACGGTTGCGATTGTGCCTGTTTTCAGTTCGGTGTAGGCAAGCATTTGTTTTGACTCATTTGCAAGAACAAGCCGACTTTGGCAACTACCCGAACCGTTGATGTAAGAGATGTAATACGAAATTGAAGAAATGGTTACACCACTAGACAAATAAATTGCACCCATGACAAATCCGGGGTTTGGGTTGGGAACAGCATTACTTTGCGCTGCAAAACGTGGAACGTTTTCAGCAATCTTGCCGGTTGGCAAGAACGTAGATTGAAGCCAACTGCTCGTGCCAAGCCCTTGGAAACCTTGCGGCCCTTGAGGTCCTGCCGGTCCGGTATCACCTTGCGGCCCATCAGCACCACCGTAACCTTGATATCCTTGAGGACCTTGTGGACCTTGCGGACCCTGACCCCCACCTTGGAACCCCTGCGGACCGGTAGCGCCAGCAGCCCCCTGTGATCCTTGATTTCCCTGCGGCCCTTGTCCACCTTGACTACCTTGCGGCCCTTGAGCACCCTGACTACCTGCTGAACCCGTTGCTCCGGTTGCCCCTTGTGCGCCTTGAGCACCGCTAGCACCGCTAGCGCCCTGAACTCCCTGCGGGCCTTGAGCACCCCGAGCGCCTTGGACTCCTTGAAAACCCTGAAAACCCTGAAAACCTTGAGCACCCTGATAGCCCTGAAAACCTTGTGTACCGGTAGCCCCTTGGCGTCCTTGCGGACCGGCAACCCCTTGCGCCCCTTGTAGACCTTGATACCCCTGCGTGCCTTGTACGCCTTGTGAACCCTGATTTCCTTGGAAGCCTTGAGCACCGGTTCCACCTTGAAACCCCTGTGCTCCCGCATCCCCTTGAGCACCTTGGAGTCCGGTATCGCCTTGTGGTCCTACGGGAACAACTGTGACGAACACACGCTTATCGAGGATTTCACTACTTGTGATTGCAGTTGCGCCGGGGGTGACATAAACCTCGGCAAGAAGGACAGCATCATCTGGAACAACCGCCTTGACCGGTGGATTCCCCGTTGAGGTGAACGACCAGTTTGCTGTGGCGCAAGAATTCCCTTCCAAAACATGAATGGTTGGTATTCCACCATCAATAGATACATAAATACTGTCACGTCGGTCGCCCGTGTCGGTGTTTTCGGCGATTGGCGCAGTGTTGCCTGACAACGTGTAGGTCGAACCAGCGATGCTGATCGTCGTGCTTGGAACGCTAACCGTCATGGCGTTTGGACTCGAGGCCACAACAAGGCCGCCACTGATTACACCAGTGCTATCCGCACCTGCGGCGATGGCAAGCCAATCCGTGCTGTCCATAACGGATTGTGCAGGGTGTGCCGTTGGGTATTGGTAAGTAGGGAAGCGCATGGTGAAATCTCCTAATAAAGGTAAACAAAAGGCATAATTGTTGGAAGCGTGCTGTTGGACGGGTTTGTCACAGGAGTAAGGGTTGTGCCAACGGCGTATGCAAGGTGATCTAGGGCATCTGCCTTCCACGCCAAAGCCGGTGCTTTTTCAATGAGGGGCGTAAATGGGTATCCCCCTGCGCCATTTGGTTGAATGACAGGAAACGAAAACTGT